GCCCGGCTGCGGGTCACCGTCAGGACCGTTCGCCGCTGGATACGGTCGGGGGCGCTGCCGGCGGTCAAGATCCGCAACACGATCCGGGTGCCCGCCACCGCCATCGAGCCCCGTCGCAGCCGGTAGGTTAATGTCCCGATTCCGCCGATTGCCTGTTGACAACCGGCCTACGTGGGCTATAATGGGGGCATGAGAAACAGCAAGGACAACACCATGACGACCAAGAAAGAGTGCACGGCGGCGACCGAAGAGGGCGGCCTGTGGGACTGCGAGTGTGCGGAGTGCGCCGCGCTGCAACGCGGAGCGGACGCCCAAGACGACATCGTGGACAGCCTGAAGGCCAACGACGAACAATGGGACACGACCGGAGTCGAGGTCTGCGGCGACTGCGGCCACGACGTTGACGACCACCACCACCGGGACGCGAGCGGCGACGCCGCCTGCCCCACGACCCGCTAACCGAAAGGACAACACCATGAGCAACACGACGACCAAGCACACGCCCGGACCCTGGATCTATCGCAAGCACCGCGGGAACTTCGCCATGTTCGGCGGGGTGGGGATGGGCCTCGGCCAATCACCGTACAACCTCGCCATGATCCACAATCTCGGAATGGACGACCCATCCGATTCGGCAATGAGGGCCAACGCCCGCCTCATCGCAGCAGCGCCCGCCATGCTGGAGGTGCTGCAACAGGTCGCGGACCATTTCGTCGGGACCGACGCGCCCCTCGGCATCCTCGCCCACGCCGCCATCGAGCAGGCGACCACGGGCGACGGGACCACGGTCATCGGATAACCCCATGACCAACCCCAAACCCCGCTACCTGTCGCCACGGGGCGTCGCCATCCTCCGCGGCGTCCCTGAGCGCACCGTCCGAAACGCCATCACCGACGGCACCCTCCCCGCCCAGCAGCTCGACACCGGGGGCCGACCCTCGTGGATCGTCGAGCGGGCCGACGCCCGACGCTGGACACCCCGAACCCGCGGCAGACCGAAGGCCACGTAGACGCCCGGTCTTGCATCGGGCTAATGCAAGTCCAAGCGCCCCGATTAGGTGCTTTCTCACGGGGAAAACGCGCAATCCAGCACCCTCAGGGCTTGGCTTTGCACTAATGCGCCGCCGCTTGCATGACCAACAGGGCCCCACTTAGGGTGCTAAAGGTGCTGGGGTGCAAGGGTGGGTAGGCCGACCGTCCCCAGGCGGGGACAATCGGCGCAGACCGGACAAACACGGCCAAACACGGCCACCGCGTCCCTCCAGCCGTTGCGCCACCGCCACCAAGGCCGTCACCCTGACGCAAGCGATAGCGACGGCGGGCGCCCAAAATCCGTCCCACCAAGGCTGATTCCACACGACCGACACGACCGCCCGCCTCGCATCGCCTTTGGGGAGAGCGCACCTGATCCAGTCGAAGACCGGCCGCCCGACCAAACGCACCCCAGAGGTCGAGCGCACCATCAGGGCCGCGCTCGGCAAGGGACTGAGCTACCAGACCGCGGCCGAACTCGCAGGCATCCTCCCCGACACCCTGCGCCGCTGGCGGCGAGACGACACCGACTTTTCAGCGGATTGCAAAAGGGCGAAGGCAGAGGGGAAAGCCAACATCGTCGGCAAGCTCATCGAGAACGCCAACTCGGGCAACGTCACCGCCCAGATATTCTGGCTCAAGACGCGGACCGAGGAGTTCCGCGAGCACCGCCCAGACGACACCGAGGACGTACAGCGCCGGCAGGTCGAGTTCGTCAGACGGGGCGCCGGTGCAAGCAACTGAGCCCTACACCGTCGAACTGCTCGACCACCAGGCCGACGCCTACGAGGCCCCGGAGCCCTACGTCGCCCTGGTCACCGGCCTGGGAGGCGGCAAGACGTTCTTTGGCGCCCGGTGGATCATCGAGCGGGCCTGCCGGTTCCCCCAAGCCCGCCACCTGGCCACCGCCAACAGCTACCGGCAGCTCCACGACGTCGTCGCCCCCGAGCTGATGCGGGCCTGCGAGGACCTGGGCATCCGGTTCACCTGGCGCAAGATGGACGCGGAGCTACACCTGCTGGACGTCGAAGGCCAGCCGACCATTATCGGCCGGACCACCGAGCGCAGCAGCGTCGACCGACTCCGCGGCATCGAGATCGGGTCCTGGTGGGCCGACGAGGTCCGCGACGCCAACCGGTACGCCGTCGACGTCGTGTTCGGACGCCTCCGCTCGCGGCAGGTCGACCGACCCCGCTACCTGTGGACGTCGACCCCTAACGGCTTCGATCACATCTACGAGCGGCACGTCGAGCGAGGCGACGGCAATTACCGCCTGATCACCGCCGCCAGTGACGACAACCCACACCTGAGCTCCGACTACCTGGAGAACGTGCTGGGCAGCTACGACCCCGAGATGGCCCGCCAGGAGCGGGGCGGCGAGTTCGTCGCGGTCGGCATCGGGGCGGCCTACCACGCCTTCGAGCGGGAGCACCACGTCATCGACGCGACAGTGGAGCCGGGCGACGTCGTCCTGTCGTGTGACTTCAACATCGGGCGCATGGCCTGGATCGTCTGCCAGCCCAGGAGCGGCGGCGAGGTCCACGCCCTGGCCGAGATCACCGGGCACGACGTCTACGACACGGCCGAGACGCTGGTCGAGTGGATCGACGCCAACGCCGACGGGCAACGGCTCGTCATCCACGGCGACCCCGCCGGCAACAGCCGCGACCACGCGGGGCGCACCGACTACGCCCGGATGCGGGAGGCCCTGACCGCGGCAGGCGTGGCGCACGTCGTCAAGGTCGCCAGCGCGCACCCTCGCCAGCGCGACCGGGTCAACGCCGTCAACGCCCTGCTATGCAACGCCAAGGGGGTACGCCGGCTGTTCATCGACCGAAGCTGCGACGCCCTACGCCGGGATCTGGAGCAGGTCCGGTGGCTCGACACAGGCAAGGGCCTCGACAAGACCGACGAGCGGCTGACGCACGCGACCGACGCCCTTGGCTACTACGTCCACGCAGAACACCGCCCGCAGGCGTTCCGACGCGAGCCCGGCTACCGGATGGCGTCGAACTCGCGGAGCCGGTTGAGGTCACGTTATGGCTGATTCGCTGCTCGATGCCCTGGAGGCCGTTCACCCGGTCTACGCCGCCCAGGCGCCCGCGTGGGCCCGCTATCGGGCCTTCGGCGACGTCCTGGGGGATATGACGCCGTGGCTGCCCAAGGGGCGGCAGGAGTCGTCCGAGACGTACACGACACGCATCGCGCTGACCCACTCCATGGGGTTCTCCCGGGCGGCCGTTCGCCGCATCCAGGGGGTGCTGACCAGCAAGCCGGCAAGCCGGCAGCACGACGCGGGCGAGCTGCCCGCCAACGTCGTCGAGCGCCTGGTGGCCTTCGACAAGGACGCCGACCGCACCGGCACGGCCATCGAGGGGTGCGCCAAGGAGCTGCTGGGCTCGGCCCTGACCATGGGCATCGCGGCCACGACGGTCGACAAGCCGATGGCCGAGGCGGCGGACGAGTCGGAAGACCCGTTGCCGTTCCTGACGGGCTGGGCCGCGGAGGAGGTCCGCGACTGGGACGCCGACGAGAACGGGCTGCTGACCTGGGTCAAGTTGCGGCGCGACATCAGCGAGGCGACGTCCGCCACGAGCGCCCGCCACCACTTCCACGTCTGGCGCATCTACGACCGCCAGGGCGGCCGGGAGTACCGCCAGCGGTTCGACCCCCAGAGCGGGTTCGGCGACAACACGTCAGCCGTCACGGTTACCGGCGAGTGGGAGCACGGCCTGGGCGTCGTGCCCTTCGCGCCGCTGTTCGCCCGGCGCCGCGGTGTCATGGCCGGCGAGAGCTACATCGACGAGCTGAGTCTGGCCGACTGGCGGAAACTGCAATACGACTCCGACCAGGCCATGGCGAGCTACCTCCACGCCAGCCCGCAGTTGACGATCAAGACGACCGCCGACCTGGACGAGGTGGGCGTGGGCACGTCGCACGTCCTGAAGCTGAATCCCGAGTTGAACGAGGACGCCAACTACCTGGAGACCGCGACCGCTGGTATGCAGGTCCGCGAGGGCCTTATCGAGTCGGCCATCCGGCAGGGCTTCAACCTGGCGGGCATCGACCCGGCGAGCGTGACGCAGGACGGCAAGGGTGGGGGCTCCCGGTCGGGCACGTCGCTGGCGTGGTCGTTCTCCACGTCCGAGGCGCCGACGCTCGCGGCCATCTCCGAGGAGCTGGAGCGGTGGGACCGGGCGGTCCATGAGATCGCCACCCGCTACCTGGTGGCTGGTGCGTTGCCGCCGGCCTACGTCGAGGTCTACGACGGCGCCATCAGCCGCGTCAGGTCGTGGGATCTGATGTCGGCCGAGCGGTCGGCTGACCTCGCCCTGGGCGGCTGGGAGTTGGTCAAGTCGGCGACGTGGCGACGAGCTGCGGCGGCCGATATCGCGGTCAAGGTTCCCGGCAACATCCCCGACGACGTCGCCGCGCAGATCACGGCAGAACTCGCGGAGGCCGACTACGAGGTCGGGTCCGCTATCCCCTCACCGATGGAAGACGTAGAATGACCGAACACACGGCCGAACAGCCGCACGCCGAACAGGTCGGCGAGAGCCCCGACGGGGCACCTGCACAGGCGGCGACGCCTGCATTGGACCCGGAGGCCATCGCGGAGATGGTCAATCGGGCGGTGACTTCGCAGCTAAAGCGTTTCGAGCGGCAGATGGGCGACAAGTTCGCCAGCCTGTCGGCGGCCCCCGAGCCAGCCAAGCCAGAGCAGCCCGACGGGGCGACGACGGCAAAGGGCAAGGCCGGCGAGGTCGAGGCGTTACGCCAACGGCTCCAGGCCATCGAGGCCGAGCGTTCATCAGAGCGCGAACAGTCTGCCCTCCAGTCGCGAGACCTGGCGCTACGTCAGGCCATCGAGGCCACGGGCACGCACCGCGTGGAACACATGTTCCGCTATCTGAAGGGCGACCCGGCTCTCAACGTCGGCGAGGACGGCGCGTACTTCGCGACCGACCAGCACGGCGGGCACCTGGATCTGGGGGAGTGGGCGCGGTCGGCGTTTCAGGCGGATGCCGCCTGGAGGCCGGCGAGCGGACGCGGCGGTGGCGGTGGGGCACCACAAGGAGGGGGCGCGTCGGCAACGTCGTCGACGGCCATGAGCCGAGCGGATTACCGCGCCAAGCTGGGCGAGTTGATCCGGTCGGGAGACCAAAACGCCGCGCAGGACTTCCAGCGGAAGGTACTGAGTGGCGAGGTTGAGGTGCTGAAGTAGCACCGGAGAGTTTGAACAATGGCCGATACCACTGTTACCACCTTGGCGGTTGACCTCCCCGAGATCATCGCCGACCAGATCGCCCTGACCGCGCACGCGATGGCGGTCATGCGCCCGCTCGTGACGGAGGTCGACTTCAGCGGCCCGGGTGACATCCTCGACCTGCTCACGCTGGACTCGATGTCTGCGTCGAGCTACACCGAGGGCGCCGCCCGGACCTACGCGGCGGGCACGCCGACCCAGGTGCAGATCACGCCCGCGGAGATCGACGTCGCGATGTCGTTCACCGACAAGGCCCGCAAGCGGACGCAGCACGACATGGTGCCCATCTACGCGACCGAGCTGGCGCGTGCGGTCGCCACCAAGATCGACGCGGACATCATCACCGACATGACCGCGAACGGCACGGCGACCGACACCGACGAGGGCGACCTCATCGCCAGCATCGCCAAGCTGCTGAACGCCCTCGGCGTCGTCCGGGCAGCGGCCAAAGACCAGAGCGACATGCTGGCCGCGGTGTTGCATACGAGCGCATGGAGCGGTCTCGTGTCCGACACGAGCGTCATCAACGCCGAGGTCCGGGGCAGCGCCCAGGGCGCCCTTGGCGGGTCGTTCACGCTCGCGGGCGGCGCCACGGTGGCCTTCACCACCGGGGTCGGCTCCAGCGGCACCCCGGCGAAGTACGACAACCTCGTGTTCAGCAAGCGGGCCTGCGTGCTCGGCTGGAAGCGGACCCTGGAGGTCGACGCCTGGGACGACCGCGACAACAAGG